CCCGATCTTGAAGATGTTATCAAGAGAGTTATCCGTTCAGACGGATATATCGGAAATGACTGGAACGACATCAACACACAGAAGGGTCTGTGGAAGCTTATCGTAAACCACAGATGGATCGTTCCTAACGGACACAAGCCTTACATTCTGATGTCTTCAGAGGCACAGAGAGACAAAGAGGCTTCTGTATTCTACGACAGAATCCCGCTTGACGTTGCAAACGAAGTAAACATCAAGAACAGAAACCTTGAATGGTCAGGCTACACAAGAATGAGCGCTGGCTTCTATACATGGGATCACGTTCTCATGGGCGGTGCTTTAGTAGGTACGACATTGACGTAATCCGTTTTGTCATAGTTTTACTTCCTTTCACTAAGCCCCTCTTGCGCCAACAAGGGGGGCTACATGAAAGGGGAAAGAGGGAGCATGAAGATAGGAGAAATCATTACGGACGGAAACCGTAAGTTAGAAGTGATAGGCTTTGCATCGGGATATCCCGTATCAAAGTTTATCGGCTTTGTAACAGATGAACCAAAACAGATGGAGATTTTTACAGAGCCTGAAGTAAAAGAAGAACCGAAAAAAGAAGAAATTACACAGGCTGATGTAAATTACGAGGAAATGCAGTATTCCCAATTAAAGCAGATGTGCGCTCAGAAAGGGATCTCGGCAAAAGGCTCAAAACAGGATTTGATTAACAGACTGAGAGGTTGAACATGGCTACATGGTATGACATAAAATTAGCGACATTACAGAAGATGTTTTCAGCAGGTACAACCATCGTCAATGACGAGAGTACCGCTGATTATTTAGCCGCTATGCCATATACCGCTAATGAAGGCCTTCAGATGCTTGCCACGGCTGGCAAGTTCCTCACAAAGTCAATTACGATCATCCACAGCGTAGTAAAGAACATCTTAAGCGATGAGACCGCTTCAAAGATAGTTCAGATATCAAACGGAACATACGAGTATGTCGGTGATGCGGCAAAGTCTTACTACTTTGAGGTGACGGGCAAAGGCACAGTCACAATAAAGGTCGGAGACAGCGAAACCGTTCTGCTCATAGACTCAAAGAGTGATTTTACAGAATACAGAGGATTACTTACAAACACAGACGATGAACAGGTGAGTATCACGTTTGCGTCTGATTATCCTATGTCTATTCGTAATGTCGCTCTTTATTTAGATACTTTTGAGACCGCTGAAGAAGTTCCGGCATACCGCAAGAGATACTACTACAACCTGAAAGAGCTGACGGATGACTTTTATCAGATCGACCCGAAAGGCATTTACTACGAGGGCGATTATGATTCATACCTTCAGACATCGGAATTTTGGCAAGAGGGCACATCGACACTCATACTGCCGAGAGATCATGAAGGCTCTTACACGATTTATTACAGGGCATATCCGACTGAAATAAACACGACTACCGAGGAAACCTACGAATTACCGCTTGACCCTGAAGTATTGGCTATTCTGCCGCTATACATGGCATCACAGCTATACAAGGACGATGACAACGGTATAGCCACTTCTTACAGGAATGAATTTGAGGTAGCCTTTGACAGACTGAGAAATTCTGCTAACCGATACGCAAAAGAAGAGTTCGTATCAGAAAGTGGGTGGATTTAATGGCTGTATCTTTTAAAGTACCTGCATCACCAGCAAAATCCATATTCACTATTGATGAATTTTTGGGAGTAGACCTTACCAACTCTCCTGCAAACATTCAGGACAATAGATCCCCTAACGCCCCTAACATGACCCGTTTAGTACCAGGCAAAGTCCGTAAAAGAATGGGTTATGAGAAAGAGGTTCTTTTTGGTACAAAGACCAATGTGAATTGGGCCTTGGGTACATCCTGTGATGAAGACACTTTTGAGCTTGAAGCTAATGAATGGACGACACTCTACAACTTAGATACGCCCTCAGTAACAGGCACGGTGACAAGATACATAGAGTTTGATTACAAATCGGACTATCCGCTGTATTTAAGCTATGATTCCGTAGAGCCTGACTTACCAGCTTCACCCTTTGGATTTACTCATGCAAGCCTGTCTTATACAGATACATATTCATCATCAACAAGATTTGCAAGACAGCGTGTAAAATCCGACGAAGAGCAGACGGTCTACATAAAGAACTTTGCATTTCTTCTTGATAAAAATGATTCATATAAATGGTCTCCGAGACCTAAAAACTTTGTCGAAACCGCATCAAACGCTGAGGTTTTTGGCTTTCATAAATTCATAACAGGAAACGACGATGCAAATATCTCAGAGAATGTAAACAGGGCGTTAGGCACAGGAACGGCCTTATCGCTGTCTTTAACGGACGTTCAGACAGAAACGAACCTGTATTATCTTGCTGAGACCGTAAAAGACGGCAGAGAAGTGATCCTGAAGTTTAATTATTCCTACACGATCACGACGGCTACTTCGCTTCCGAAGATATACATAGGCGACAAGCTCTTAGTAGACTTTGCAGACATCGGAACAGAAACAGGGCACACATACAGCGGAACATTTACAAGCTCACCTGTAAAAGTCACTTATGCAGACGGGTACAATTATCAGAAACTTACGATGGATTCACAGGCAGAAATGAGCCTGAGTATATCAAATCTGAGCTTCCTGTATGCAAAGAGCGAGGGTTATACCTGGTCAGCTGCACCCGAGGATAACGGCGCTGACAACTACCCTGACTTCTATGTTTACGATGGCACCAACTATTCAGAAACGAAATATTTCAGCGAAACCAAACTTGCAATAGGTGCTTCGACTGTAACTGTTGAAATCCCTATACAGTCCACACAGGTAGACAAAGCAAAAGGAAACAGCCGTTTATCCTTTGAAATGTATATCACTTGCGGAACGAACGTAATGACAAGTTCACAGGTGACATTCTATTACTACAACGCAAAGACAGGAACGGAGCAGTCCTACGCAAGCTCTGATTATTATTCTACAGATGTTTCTGTAAAGTACAGAAGTTCTTTGCTGTTATCTCCGGCATTCTGTTTGGGATCACCGTCGGGAAGTAATTGGTCAGAGGACAGCTATTTTACAAAGATAGTTGTAAGTGCGACGGTAAGCGAATCCGAAACGGTATTTGTAAAAGCAAAGAATGTACTTCTTGAACAGGCAGAGCAGAAAGAAAACCTTTTAACCACGAAATATCTGAACCTTTACCATGTAGGCGATAAGGTTTTTTCATACAGAAGCGTAAATCAGGAATATGAGCAGATAGCCACAGGCATGAACCGAAACAGGTCTATGTCATGGCAGTTCGGGTCAAAGCTGTTCATCATCGACGGTGCAAATTCTTATCTCTACAACGAGATCGAAAACACCCTTGAAACAGTCGGTGAAGACACGGCCTATATCCCTTTGGTGACAATATCTAAACTGCCCTCAGGTGGTGGAACATCATATGAACCTCTGAACCTTATGCAGTCAGGATTCTATGAGCAGTTCACCGTAGACTCAGCTCATGCCACAGACAAAGAGTTTTATCTGTCTTTCTCAGACCTTGATTCAACTACAGTAAAGGCGTGGCTGTTAGATGAAGACGCTAATTGGATAGAACAGTTTGAGAATGTGGATTTTCAAGTATCAAGAGCCGAAGGGTGGGTGCATTTCATCAGCGCCCCTGGCGAAACGGTACCGCTGACAGGCGAAGATAACGTCAAGATATTAGCCTATCGTACCGTGGCTGGCTATGCAGACCGAATAAAGAAATGCCGTTTTGGAACCCTGTTTGGAGTAAACGGAGCATCAGACAGACTCTTCTTAAGCGGTAATCCTGATTATCCCAACTATGACTGGTATTCAGAACAGTACGATCCTACTTATTTCCCCGATACGGGTTACGCCGCTTTGGGAGTAGAGATATCAGCTATCGTCGGATATTCCCTTGTAAACAACTATCTTGCTACGCACAAAGACGACAAAGAGCCTTCGCAGTCGGTATTTATCCGTGAGGGTGACTTGATAAAGAGAAGCATCACTACAAGTGTAGGAACGTCGGTAGAGATAAGCGAACCGGCATTCAAACTGATAAACACCTTACAGGGAGCATCGGCACTTACACCGTTTACATTCGGATATCTTCAGACTGAGCCTTTGTTCTTAACAAAGAGTGGGATCTTCGCTTTGACCACACAGGATATCACAGGTGACAAATACGGTCAGGACAGAAGCTTCTATCTGAACGGTTCATTGATGGAAGAACGCAACCTTGATACTGCGTATTCTTGCGTATTTGACAATATGTACTATTTAGCGGTAAATACTAAGGTTTATCTTTTAGACGCTCTACAGGCCACAAGAACAGACCGTAGCGACCCCTATTCCACAAGGCAGTATGTAGGCTTTGTATGGAACAACATTCCGGCAACAATAATCTACACCGATGATGACTACTTATGGTTCGGAACGGCAGACGGTAAGATATGCAGATTCTATAAAGACGTAGACGCCCTTGAAAGCTACAACGATGACGGCTATCCCATAGACGCATGGTGGGAGACACCCGATCTTGACGGAAGGCTGTTCTACAAAAACAAGACATTCAGATACTACGCTGCACGGCTGATGTCAGCATTAGCAACCAGCGTGAAGATGTGGGCGATGAAGTCAGGCGCATGGACGCTAATAAAGACGGATAACTCCACAGGAAGATACTTTGATTTTGGCAACGTAAACTTTGAGAAATTTAGTTTTTCAACAGACCAAACGGAAAAGGTAGTCCATACCAAGATAAAGGTTAAGAAGGTCGATAAAGCAAGATTCAAGCTTGAAAACGACGTATTAAATGAGCCTTTCGGATTATTCAATATCGCTTTGGAGTATGTGGAAAACGGAAATTACAAGGGGTGATGTAAATGAGCTTACCAAAAATAACTGACACAGAAAAAGGACAATACGGTGTAACACTTCTGCCTAATGTGCCTACGATCACGGCTAACGCCCTGAAACAGAAGTTTGAGGAAAAATCCGATGATTTGATTATCCCCAAATACAATGAGCTGATAGACGACCTTGTGGCGCCTACAGGGGCATCTGAGTTAGGGGCAAAAGTCGGACTGACAGAGACCACGGTACAGGGTGCTATTGACTCATTGGGTACAGGCAAACAGGACACATTGACGTTTGATGACGTACCGACGGACGGAAGCGTGAACCCTGTCAAGTCAAACGGCATATATGACGCACTCGCAGAGAAACAGGACTCCGCAACCGCTGTAACACATACTCAGTCAACGGGTGTTGGTTCTGCCACAAAAGGAACGTATGTAGACTCTGATGGTTCAGTCAAAGCTATGACCTATGAAGTCAATAAGACAGTTCCCTCAGATGCAAAGTTCTCCGATACCACTTATGAAAACAAGTCGGCCGCTTCGGGTGGTACAGATGTTTCTTTGGTAACGACAGGTGAGAAATATACATGGAACCACAAAGCCGATACCTCGGACATACCTACGACCCTGGCTGAACTCGGTGATGATTCTACGCACAGGACAGTCACGGACGCAGAAAAGACCGCATGGAATGCCGGAGGCTCGCCCGACGCTTTCAAGAAAGTAAAAGTCGGAGCAACAACGATCACGGCTAATGGCTTAGATGAAATAGAGTTTGAAGCTTCCACAGGCATGACGATCACGGCAGATGCTTCTAACAAAAAGGTTTCCTTCTCATCGACAGGCGGTGGCGGTGGCGGTGGAGATATGCTGAAATCCGTATACGACACCAACAATGACGGAGTAGTAAACAAAGCAGATGAAGCCACAACACTTACAAGCCTGACGGCATCAGTAGCAGAACTGAATATCCTTGACGGTGTAACGGCATCTACAACAGAGCTTAACTATGTAGACGGTGTGACAGGTGCGATACAGACACAGCTAAACGGCAAAGCGGCATCATCGCATACTCACACGGTATCAGATATATCGGACTTCCCGACGATCCCGACTGACCTTGATGATTTAACAGACGTAACGATAACATCACCGACAACTAACGACGTGCTGAAATACAACGGCACGGGTTGGGAAAACGGCGCAGCTCCAGCGGGCGGTCACACAATGACCCCAACTCCCAATGCAAGCCTTGCGGAATCGGATATCGTCACAGCCGTAAACGCAGGACTAACCGAAGGTGGAATAAATGATGATGTCCTTTCAGCTTTCGGAGTTGGTAAATGGTCAAATACCATGACTAAGACGTATATCGTGCAGGGCATTGCAGGCAGTTCGACACCGATAGGTACAAGCGGTATCGGTACATGGGATACCACGGGAGTAGACCAAACAGGATGGGTTACAGTTCCCGCTTTGGTCGGTGCAAGCAGTAACGGAAATATTGACGTAAATCTGTTATTTGACCCGTCAACGGTGAGTGTTCCGATAGTGTTAGGTGGGTACATCATTGACGATACCACAGGCAAAATGTGTATAAAGTTCGGAAACGAGATTCCCGATGCAGACACGCATACCGCAAAGGTCGGAATTGAAGTGACCATCAAGCGGACAGAAACCACTTCGGTTAGTTAGGGGGTGCGGATATGAGTTTGATAACAGTTGATTATGGTACGGTAGGTGGAGATAGCGCAGAGTGGACGCAAGTATCGTTATCCGCAACAAGCACTGAATACGAGATAGATACAAAAAAGTCAAATCTGCAAACTTTTACTTTAAAAGGGTATTCAAGCATAGCGGCTAATGTGATATTTTGGTCAGCCGATGATAGCACTCATTGGATGGGCGCAGGCTCGGCAGGTGGTTCATCAAGCGATTATTATTATGGTGCATTTACATCTTCAGCAAGAGCGAGACTTCCTGTCATCGAGAGCATAACTGATGGTGTGGTAAAGATAAAATCGCCGTCAACAGCCGACTGGAGTTCACAGCTGACATATGAATGGATAGCAACATAAAAATAGTGGAAAGGAGACATTCATGTACCTAAAAATAAACGGTTCAGAAGACCATTACAGCGTGGATATTTCATCATTTACCACTCAGCACGGATATGATGCGGTGCGGTTTATCGGTGATGAAATTCCCGAAACGGATAAAGGCTTTAAGCTATACAACGATGATGACACCGTGATGGTGGATTTATCAAGGTTTAAATATCTGTACAAGCCTAATGAGTATTCCGTAGTTAAGGACATCATAGACGAGCCGAGTGGCAATAACGAGCCATTACCACCGTCAGCGTTTGACAGGCTTAACAGCAAGGTAAACAGGCTCAGTTCGCAGGTGGCAGAGATTACACCGTATACGGAAACGAAAACGGCTTACTACGGTGAAACGGAAAAGACATTCTACGGAGTGCCAGAGGGTAACACTTCGGTATTCTTCACTAACTATAACGGTGGCTATTCCGTAAACCGTATATCAGACAGGCTTACGGTCAGCTTTGGAACAGCTTTAACAGCATCAACAGACATAACAATATCAATTCAGTAAAGGAGAGAGAAATATGAAATATTATGTTATGTGGATTTCAAACGGAGCATTACAGGTAGACAAGATTACGGAGCATGAAACAATAAGTTCGGCAAAGGTTAAATTTGCTAACTCATGGGCATCCCTTGAAAACGAACCGAGTGTAATATCGGCTTGTATCGTTATCCTTGATAGCAATTTTGACTTAGTAGAGGGATGCAAGCAGACCGTAACTCATCCCGCACAGTAAGGGGGAATGACCTATGATGCAACGTATGATCGCTATGGGGAGCGGTGGTGGGGGTGGAACATATTTTCCATTTTCTATTACATGGACTGATATTAACACCGCAACGGACGCAAATCCTTATGTTATACAAGGTGATTTTTCAAAATGTGACACTTTTATGGCTGTAGGCTATTATTATCAAGGAAGTACTTATGTAAATTATAAAGGTGGAGAATGTATAG